GATCGCATCAGTAGCGTCAGCTGCTCCTCCTGCATAAACAAATCTAAACACAGATCCAGCTACTGGTGCTGGTAGTGTATATGTATTATCTTGACTTCCGTCTGGAACAAGTAAAATTCTTCCGCTGTGTGTAGCGTTTGTAAGAGTTACGTCTCCATCAGAAAGACTTACTGGTCCATCACCAAATGTTGCTATTTCAGTGATTGCTCCAGTAGAAGTATTTTTGCTTACAGTTTTAACTGTGCTTTCAGATCTAATAGGACCTGTAAAAGTTGTGTTAGCCATTTTTAATCTCCTTGGTCATATAGACCTTTTGTTATACAGTCTCTATATCGTCTTCCTAGCAAGTCTGTATAACTAGTTAATACTAGGTAGGAGGGGGATAATCCCCCTCCTTTGTTAATTTACGCTCCTGGTGATCCGAAGATACCTCTCCAGTCAGAGAACCCAAAAGAGTATCTCTCTCTAGCTTTGTATCTAACGTTACCAGTATCGAAGTCGCCTTCCATCGCAGTTCTAATAGGAGCTCTAGTGAACATTTTTAGTCCATTAGGAGCATCTGTTTTAATGAAGAACGCGTCAGTATCAGTTAGGAAGTTGTTTACCACATAACCTTGTGGTACCATTCCCATTGATCTAACTGCGTTTAAGTCATTATCAGCAGTTCCTACTCTACCTGCAGACTTCATTAACCTTTCAGCAACGAACTGAAGGTTTACAGGTATAATCATTTTCATACCTCTAAGAGCAATTTTCATTCCTCTTTCATCCTTCATGTCAGCGATATCAATTAACATCTGCTCAAGCGAAGTTTCGTTTAAGTCAGCTGCAGTCGATAGCTCGTTCTTTTGCGTTCCACTAAGTGTTGGGTGATCAGTAGCGCAAAGCTCCTTATCATCACCACCAAGGAAAGAACTGTTGAACGCTCTGTTAAGAACGTTAGCAGCCTTAATTTGCTTAGTGTTAGCCATAGATCTTGCTAAAGCTTTTGTGTATCTTGTGCTGATTTTGTCGTAGAGATTGTCCTCTACAGCTTCTTCAGTTAATGAGAAAGCCAAAGCGATTGTTTCGTGTGAGTAGCGTGCAGTGAAAGTTTCTTGTGCTTGTTCGTAAACAACACCTGATCCTTCCGGTTTTACTTCTGCGTTGCCAAACCCACCTAGCATCACTTCTTCTTCAAAAGCACGATCAGAATTTTCTAAGTCGAAAATTTCTGTGTGCTGGTTTTCGTATCGGTCATATTCTAATCCGAACAAGGCATTCAAGCCAGGTTCGAGTTCTTTGACCAATTGCATTCTTGAAATTGCCATTATATCTCTCCTCTAGCTATTATGTTCCAGTGATACCTGTGCCTAATTTAACGTGTTCGTTAAACATAACGTACCAGTTAGCATTAGCACTTGAAGCATCATCGTTTTCTGGATCTTTCGTAATCCCAATGATTTTGACCTGTAAGCCAGCTGTAGTAGCTTCTGTTGAATCATCTATCTCGTTTTTAGATAGACCATTAACAGTGCTGCCTGCAGTAAGAACTGTATCAGTGTTTTTACCGATATCAGTTTTAGCTATTGTGCCATCACATTGAGCTTCAAAAAGCATGTACGGATCATCATAGATATACGCGTCAATATTAGTTGAACCAGAGATCGAACCTGCAGAGGTTACGTTTATGCTCCCTGGATAATAATTTGAGTAAGTTGGCTTTTTGCTAGTTGGGTCAATGTAGAAACAACCATTGAATACACCAAGAATAGTTGCGCCTGAAGCAGTTCCTTTAATTACGTAACCGCCAGACTGTAGCACGTGATCTCCTTTAAAGATCGCTGTGCCGTAGTTATCCTCAATAGTGTACATAGTTGTACCCATGTTTTGAACACCACTACCGACTTTGCCAATTGGTCTTAACCCAAATGCTGCGTCAATATTAGCCATGATTTTATCCTCATAGTAATTTGTTACAACACACCCACCATGAGTGTGCTATTGTTTTGTAACTTATGGGGAAAAAAACTAGTTGTCTTTTTTACCGCCACCAAATGTTACGCGAGTTCGCCTGCTTTCATTATGTACAGGCATGCTAGGATGTTGGTCCTTAAGTGGATCATTTGCAACAGCATCATCTTTATCTTGCGCAACTTGTGCAAAATATTGTTTACGCTGCTCAACAATCTCATTAGGAATTCTTGCTAGCATCAAACCTCCAACAGCTATAACACCTTCGTATCTACCTGTATCAATTGCAGGCCATTCCATTTCCGGATATTCATCTGCTCTCACAAATTCCCATCCTTCTCGTAGTCTAGCGGATACATTTTTTTGATCCATCTGTCCTACTGCTTCGGCCCTAATCCAACGGTGTTTAAAACCGTTAGGTGCAGGTGGTGCATCTAGTTGTGACGGTGGAGCCCATTCCTTCCTTCGCTCGGTGTTAGCTCGGGTTTCTGACTCGCGTGACGGTAGTCTTGTTTTACTTTTAGTTTCCATATGCCTACTCCTTCACGTACTTCGCATATTCTTGTAGCGGCACACCTAATTTTTTTGCAATGGCTACCTGTGATGGTGTGAGTCTCACAGAACCTTTACGCGCCTTTCCTGGTGCTGCTCTGTTAGCAGAGGCAACTGTTTGGGAAGGCGAAACTGGTTGTTCAAATTTATGAGGAAATGTTTCCCTCATCCTTTTGTCTACTTCGTTATAGTATGAATCTGACTGCGCGTCAAACCCTTCTTCCATTAGTTTACGATGAATTGAGAAAGAAGTCAAGGTCATTGGTTCATCTGTACCAAACCATTCGTTCTTTTCAGCCCATTTTTGTGCTTTTGGATCAGGTTGACGAGGAGGCATAGGCTGTCTAGGCATAGGCTGTTGAGGCATTTGAGGTTGATTTGGATCAACTCCTTGTGCCTGCATCTCCTGTTGCAATCTTTCTCTTTGTGCTTTGTGTGAAGCTGCACGTTCTTCTTCTATAGATAACCTGCTTATTTTAGCTTGCGCTTCTACTTGTTTATCTACATCACCAAGATCCATAGCTTGTTTTAGTTCGTTCTTTGCTTGTGTCATCTGTGCTTCTACACGATCGGCAAACTCAGTTACGTAACCAGTATCTATTTGATTTGATCTTGCTGCTTGTTGTTGTGCTTCTCTTTGCACCCCTTGTGCATATTGCACAGCAGCTTGTTCACGTCTTTCAGCTTCTCTTAATCTTTTTGTTAATTTATCTATTCTTGTCTGGACCTTTTGCCCATAGTCATCCATCTCTTCTGATGATGCTGTTTCAACTTCTGTTTCTACAGCTGGTGTGTCGTCATCAGGATTAACGGTCTTTTTAGTCTCTGCTATTTCTACATCTACAGCCGAACCAGTATCAGGTAAATCTACCATCTTTTCCTCTGCTTCGCTCTGCGTTTGTATCTTATTTTCTGCAGGCATATTTTCTCCTGTTAAGTTTTAAACTGCAAGATATCCTCTGGGTCTTTTACCACAGCAATTATCTCGTCCTCATTTAGTATCCTAACTTCACCACCTTCTATCCCAAATCTAGATCCAGCGTATCGACCAAATATAATCCAGTCATTTACTTTACACCAAGGTCCGTTTGGAAATCTTACTTCATCCTTGTAACAATCTGGACCCATCTTTAGAACCAAACCTGTTACTGTCGTGTAACCACGTTCTTCCATATGCTGATCTGTTAATATTACACCACCTTTTGTTTTACCTTGTCCTCTGTAAGGTAGAACTAGTAAACGCCATCCAGTTGGATCTGGTAAACGTTCTAATACTTTTTCTGTGGGTAGGTGCTCTATGTCTTTAGTAGCATCTTCTTGTATTTTTTTAAGAAACCTGTTTTCTTTATCTTCAGCTTTCTTATGATTTTCATCAGCCTCAACTGCGAGGTCTTTTTCTTCTAACGCAAATTTGCGTTTAGGTATTACTGTCGCCATCTTCGTCCTCATCTTTCTGCAGGTCTTGTACTTCCTGTTCCATTATTGTGTAAGCTTTGTGTTCGCCAACAGCTTTCATATATTCATCAAAGCTCGGTAAACCCGTTGCTATTACATCTTTTAGTTCATCTTTGCGCGATCTAATCTTTTTCAAGACGAGATAAATCGCGTTTTCATCTCTCATTAATTAGTTCTATATACTAACAATTCCATTTACGCAAAGCTTTATTTATTCTAGAGTTAGGATCTCTAGCTGTCTTTGCACTCGTTCTCCTCTTTTTCATTCCTTCCATTCTAGCACAAAACGATTTACGTCGTTTTGCAGCTTTAGAACCTTTTTTTAATTTAGATGGCTTTGTTGTAACAGCCATTTTAAGTTTAGAACCTGGGTTTGCAGCACGATAAGATGCTACCCCTTTTCTATTCAATCCACCGGATTTACTTTTACCTGCCTTTCTTTGCCATGCTGGTGTTGCCATTACTTTATCTTAAAACTAGGAAACTCTTTTATTCTACCTGCGTAGTAACTTCTGTAACTAGGATTTGACAGTTTAACACCATCATAAGATCCAGATATGTTTGGTCCAATATAACCACCACCAGCTTTTTTTATTGTAGCCACGTTGGATGGTTTAGGTCCAGTGTTAGCAGCTTGTTGTTTTCTTTTTACAGCAGATGCTCTTTGACCTTTACTCATGGCTCTTGCTTTTGCTATTGGCACACACTTAGGGTACTTCTTTCTTTTTTCACCACCAGATCTACCACATTTAGGATATGATCCATCAGGTTTCTTATTGGCTATATCTACCCAATTTTCTTGTACCCAAGATCTAAGACCTTTTTTTGCCATGTTGACTCCTTATACTGTCTTTACCTTTTTTAAAAATACTAACAACTTGTGTTTTACCCATAACTTTAGCTCTTTGTTCTCCTACAGTCAATATCTGTATCTTACGAGCAAAAGGTTTGTTAGCTCTTTTAACTTTTGCAACGGTTGCTCTTGCATCAGCAGGAGTGGTAAATTTTATACCAATAGTGTCTTTGGGATTTTCGTCAGTGTATAATCTTCTGCCACTACCTTTTGGTTTTTTACCTGTTCCTACTTTAGGATCAGCCATTACGATTTTTTAGTTACCTTACGTCTGTTTTCCATTACTGCACCACAACCTTTTGCAATGCCACCCTGTTCATAGTTTGACACTCTTTTTCTTTTTTGTGATACGTTGTTAGACATCAAGCCTCCAGCAGCTTTTTTCTTTTTCTTGCCACCAGGTGTAACCTTACCAGAGCATACAGCACTAGCATACATATTTGCATATGCGCTTGGGTAAACTTTAAATTTACGCTTTGCTGCAGCCTTACCTCTAGGACATAACTTACCCATTACGATCTCGCTGTCTTTTTAGCTCTTGCAAAAGCACCAGCTTTAGGTGCACCCTTTGCACCTTTCTTTCTCATCTTCTCGCCTGAACCAGCTTTGATTCTAGCTTTTTTAGCTGCGATGTTTGCATATAATCCTGGTGAACCACCACCCATCATTTTTACTTTGCCTTTTTTAGTTGCACCAGCAATTCTATCTGCTTGAGTAGGATTAGGATTTTTGTCTATTCCGGCTTTTACAGAAAGCATGCCAAAAGCACTTTTCTTTCCGTTTGCCTTTTTCTTCATTACTTTTTTCTTTGGCATTTTCTTTTTTATCATTTTTTAACTAAGCTCCCTCCGAAGTATAATCCTACGATAGCTGACATTAAGTGCGTATCCATAGGTGTGATTACAACGCCTGCATACTGCCTGTCTACAAGCATTTCTTTCTGTTCTATCAAGAACAAGAAACCTCTACTAAATTCAGTCCATGTCAAAAATACTGCTGTATCAAAAAATACTGGCACTATCTTTGGCCATACTATTATAAAGAATACTGCTGTAAGTGCAATAATTCTTCGTGTAAATTGAAACCCTTTGTTATCATAAGTTCTTGCACTTTCAATGTGTTTCATCTGTGCGTTTGCACGTGCAATCAATAACTTTTGCTCTTCTTGTTTTGCTTTGATGCTTTGACCCCATATAGTCATGAAGCCACCTAGCAACGATGAGCCTAGCATTGTTATCATTTCTACTGGTAATCCAAACATATTAATCCTCCACTAAACTAACTATACCACCTTTGGCAAATGGTTTACCACCTGACAAAAATGCTTGGTTAACTTGTTCTTGTAATCCTCCTGGTCCTACTTGTGCTCTCTGCTTTGGTTGTCCTTGCATACCCATGTTCATGTTGTAGCCAAAGCCGCCTCCGCCGCCTCCACCACCAGAACCGTAGCCGTAGTTAAAACCACCACCTCCTCCACCAAAGCCGCCACCTAATGATTGAAATTTAGGCATTGACATGTCGTCATAGTATTGTTGTAATCCACCAGGAAACATAGGATGTGCACCTGCTTCTAAATCTGAATATGTTCCTATTCCAGATTCATTTGAAGACATGGCCTCCATGGGAGTAACTATGCTGCCTTCCATTAACATTTGATATAGTTGAACAGGCATGTTTGTCATACCAGGTTGATATCCAAAAAAAGCCATGGTTGCAGGAGATAATCCCGATACCATTTCATCTACACTTGCAGGATCAAAACCTAAATTTTGAAGATCGATTGTGCTTCTTCCTTCTCCAGGTCCAGGACCATACTCTTGTGCTGGAGGTGTATAACTTTTTCTTTGATCTGTAAAAATTTTTTGTTTAGCTAGTTCTGCTTCATAAGCAGGAGAATCATAATAACTATCGTTTTGTGAAGAACTTCCTGAAGAAGAACTTCCTGAAGAAGAACTTCCTGAAAAAGAAGTAGTGGTAGAAGGTTTTTTAGTACCCCCACTAGTTCTACGAATATAATCTTCTCTTGCTGACATTATCTTAAATTCATTCTACTTGGTTGTGGTTCCTCTTTTTCATCTAAAAATTTTAAGGCTTCTCTCATTCTGTATTCGTCTGTTATTCTTTTACGCATGTCATCATAATCAAATCCAAACCTAGGTAAATCTCCTCTACCTCTTCCTTCAGTGTATACTATTCCTGGTCCGTACTCAGGAAAAGGAATCAAGCCAGGATACATAGGTCCTGCAACATCTGCCATTGTAGGTCTACGATTAGGATTGTCTCTTGGTCCAATAAAATTAGTTGAGTATTGACTCATGATACCTGCTTCTCTGTTGCTATCTCTTTCAATTGGCATAAATCTATCTGCAAAAGCACCAAAGTCTTCTTCTACATAATTATCTGGTGCAACGTAAGGTTGATTAGGATCTGTATCAAAATCAAAAACTTCTGCTCTGTCATAGTAAGTAGGAGCGTTAGGGCTATAAATAACTTCAGATTTTAAATCTTCTGGTGTGCCAGACAAATTATATTCTATGCCTTCCATCTTTGTGCCAGGATGTCTGTCCATGGGGGCACCCATCCCAAAAGTCTGTGCTGCATAGTCTTGCATTTCTTCTTCATCTGTATCTACGGCACCAGTAATGCCTTTTTTATCAAACATATCTTTTCCAAAATTAGATACGTTGGATAAAAAATTTTGTCCTGCTTGTAATCCTAAACCAAGTAATCCACCACCACTTATGTAATCTTGTACTGCACTTTGAATAGGATACATGGCTCTAAAAGTATTAGGTGCAGCTGTTCTAAGTGCTTCGCTCTGATTTGCAAATTGACTTTGCACAGCAAGAGGTGACATACCTTGTCTTTGACCAATAGTGTATTTATCTTGACGATTGTACTGTCTTCTTGCGTCCT